TTTTGTAATTTAAAATAGGAGTTCAAAAATGAGAACAGACTCAAAGATAGCCAAGATACCAAAAGATAAGTTTGAGAAAGTGTATAGAAACAACACATTAAAGGAAACGGCTGCAAAACTCGGAATCAGTAAGGCGAGTGTTTCAACTTTAGCGAGAATTTACGATGTGCGCAAAAATAATACGATGAGGTAATCAAAAGCGAAATGACAGGGTTTTAAAAATACTTGACTTTTAAATAAAAATTTGCTATTCTCCAGCTGGGGAAAGTGAGTTTTTATTTTTTAGGAGTGAAAAAATGAAGTGTCCGCCTGAAAAACTTAGTCCAGCTTTTTTAAATAATAATTTCAAAAATAAAACACCCGAAGAGATGTCGGCAATCGGACAAAAGGGCGGGAAGTCCGGCGGTCCGGCTGCGTGGGCGAAGAAAACATTTCGTTCGCTAGCAATGACAGTCCTTGAGGGAGAACCATCCGAAAAATTAAAAGAGAATTTCAAAAAACAATATCCTGACTTTGACAAACTTTTAGATTCTGGTGTAAATATTAAATTGATGATGTTGTTAGCGCAAATACAAAAGTCATTATATGGAGACTCAAACGCTTTTTGTATTGTTGAGAGAATACTCGGAGAAGACGCTCTTGAAGTCGGAGATAAACTTGAGAAGCTATTAAACGCTCTCAACACAAAAGCGAACGAAAAATTGAATATTCCTGAAGAACAGGAAGAAACAGAAACCGAAGAAATTGGAGAAACAGATAAAACAAATGAATGATTTTATTCTGTCGGCAAAACAGGCTGAAATGTTAAAGTTCGCAAATGCCAGAATAAATATATTTGACGGAGCAGTCCGCACTGGGAAAACGCAGGGCGGTTTTTATTTGTTGCCAAAAAGAATAAAGCAATTTAAAGACACAAAAGGATATTTTACTTTAAGTGGCAAGACGGAAAAAACAATCGTAAGAAACGTTATAATGCCATTACAGGAACTCTACGGGAAAGAGTTTATATCGGATATAAATTATAAAAAAGGCGAATGTTATATGTTCGGCGAGAGATTCTTAGTTCTGCCTGCAAATGACATTCAATCTGCTTCTAAAATACAGGGTATGACGATTAAATACGGATTTAATGATGAAGCGGCTTTATATCCTGAAACGTTTTTCAAGCAATTTCAGGCACGTCTATCGGCTCCCGGTGCAATGTGTGATAATTTTTTAAATCCCGAAAGTCCTTATCATTATTTCAAACGGGATATTATAGACAATCCGAATATAGACAAATTTAGGATTAACTTTGTTTTAGATGACGGGGCTGAATTTTTAGACCCGACATATATGGAAAATTTAAAAAAAGAATACTCTGGCGTTTATAAAAAAAGATATATAGACGGGCAATGGGCTATTGCAGAGGGTTCGATATATGATATGTGGCTTGACTCGGAGAATATAATTGAAGAACTCGACTTTATACCGGAATATTACTTTACGGCAATTGACTACGCTACGGCTTCCGTTTGCACGTTCATTCTTTTTGCAGTCAAGGGCGATGAAGTAAGAGCGATTAAACAATATTATTATGACGCTGTGAAGACGGGCAGACAAAAGACGGACTCGCAATACGTAACGGATTATTCGGATTTTGTTTCGGGATATGAAGTAAGATACGGTTATATAGACCCATCGGCGAGTTCTTTAAAATTGGAATTAAGGACTAGCGGTTTTGGTTATTTCAGGTCGGCAAGTAACGAAGTCTTAGACGGGATTAAGACAGTTCAAAAATTTATATCAAAAAGAAAATATAAAGTTTTGAGTTGTTGCAAAGAGTTGATACGTGAAAAATATTCTTATGCTTGGGATAAAAAAGCTCAGATTTTAGGAGAGGACGCTCCTATAAAACAAGACGACCATTCAAGCGACGCTGAAAGATACGGGTTACATTCACATTTAAGGAGGATTGCGTAATGCTGTTAGATAAACTATCTCAGACATTTGCAATTGAACAGTTCTATATTCAGATAAACTCGGCAGAGGGCGAGATTACCTCTGCGATGTTGGCTGATTTATTTAATTCAACATTGCCACGCAGAAACATAGAGGGCAATTTATTTTTACGTTATCAAGGGCAAGGACTACCGATACAATCACGAAAGACTAACAGCATTGATGCAATAAATAATAAACTTGAAAACGATTATAGAGGCGATATAATAGATACAGGAACATCTTATATTCTCGGAAATCCTATAAAATATACAGTTAAGCCCGAAAGATACGAGAGCGGGAAAGACTCTGAAAAATTTAAAAAAGATACAGATTTTTTTGATGAATTTTTAGCTTTAAATTCTTTTGATGATACTGATTTTGAGACGGGCATTTTTCAGGGAGTTTGCGGACACGGAGCGAGGCTCTGTTTTGTCGGCACGGAAAAAACTAAACTAGGATACCCTCAATATAGAGTTATCAACATAGACCCGACAGAGTGCGTATTTATTTATAATCCGTCAACGGGCGAACTTGAATATTCGGCAAGATTTTATACTGTCTATGAAACAGACGAATATGGCAATTTACAAAAAAAATATCAAGCCGAATTTTATGATAAACAGTATGTATATTATTACCTGTCCGATTTGTCATTTAAAAAGTTTGTAAAAAATAAAGAGCCTCAATTGCATTTATTTGATTATGTTCCCTTGTTTGAAGTTGTAAACAACGTCAATAAACAGGGAGATTTTGAAAAGATAGAAACATTGATTGACGCTTATGACAGAGCATTATCTGATAATCAAAACGAAATAGAGGCTTTCAGGCAGGCTTATTTAGTTGCTTACGGTGTTGTTGTCGACGCTAAAACATTAAAGACAGCAAAACAGTGCGGACTGTTTTCAATGGAAAAAGAAGACAAAATTGAGTATTTAACCAAACAAATAAACAAAGAATTTACAGACTCGCACTTAGACAGATTGACTAAAAACATTTACAGATTTGCAAAATCCGTTGATACCACATCTGACACATTTACAGGTTCGGGAGCAAGTGGCGAGGCGAGGAAGTGGGCTTTATTGGCTCTTGAAAATAAAGGTAGCATAAAAATTGCAAAATTTAAAAAAGCATTAACGTATCAATTTAAAGTGTTGGCGTCGGCGTGGAATAAAATAGGCATATCAATAAACGAAAGTAATCTCGGAATAACTTTTGACAGGAATTTGCCTGTTGAATTATTGCAAGAGTCTCAAATAGCGGCTAATTTTAAAGGAATAATATCTGATAGAACTTTATTTGAAAATCTATCAATAATTAAAAATGCCGACGACGAAATAGTAAGAATAAAAGATGAACAAGTGCCTATAAATCTTGATGAAGTAGATGAAGAGGAAAATGGCTAAAACATATTTTGAAATTTTACAATTAGAAGCCGACAGAGAAGTTGCGAGAGTTTACAAGAGAAGCCTTGACAGGATAAGAGGTAAGGTTTCTAATTTTTATGAAAAATATGAGAAGAACGGGAAACTAAATTATACGGAAGCGGTTAAATATAATCGGTTAGCGAATTTTGAGAAGGAATTAAGGGCAGAGTTAAAGATTTTAGGCAATGAATTATACTCCGTTGACAAAAGACACGTTGCGAGATTATATAACGCCGGATATTATGATATGGCTTATAAGACTAGCCTTAAAGCAAAAATGAACGTATCTTTTACAAAACCAACGAAAGATACCTTGACGAAAATAGTTAATGAATTAGTGGCAGGGGCAACGATTAACGAAAGAATAGCTAGGATGATTACAAATGACGCTTTTAAGTATACGTCGGTTGTCCGGAGCGGACTTGCTAAAGAATTAAGTGTATCTGATTTACGTAAAAACATAAAAGATATTTTTGATAAAAACGCATACGAAGCTACAAGGATAGTGAGAACGGAAACTCATAGGGCTTTAGTTGAGGGCAATCTTGAGGGGATGCAAGAGGCTGAAAATCTCGGAGTAAAAATAAAGAAGATGTGGGTTGCTTCTTTAGATGATAGAACAAGAGATACGCATTCAGAGCTGGACGGGACTAAAGTAGATTTAGATGAAGACTTTGAGTGGATTGCCGCTGACGGAGAGAGTGTATCTGCTCCGGCTCCGGGCTTGTCAGGAAACGCCGGAGAAGATATAAATTGCAGATGTGCGGTTATTGAAGTTATAGAGGGATTTGAGCCTGAATTTAGGAGCAATGCGAGAGGCGAGAAAATAGATTATGTATCACGTGAAACATACTACAAGATGAACGGAATTGAAATTTAAACCTTAGGCATTGACTAAGGGTTAAAATAAAAAAAAGACGTTAGGATTAAAACACTAACGGCGAAAAGGAGAAAGAAAATGAATTTGTTAGAACAGTTGAAAAAACTTATTGAACAGGGGAAAGATGACAAGGATGTTCAATCTTTTTTAGGCGAAATGAAAAAAGTCAACAAGGAAGATGTTATTGCTTTTTTAGGGACTGACGAGGGTAAGAAAATATTACAGCCTATCAACGACGCATTTTTTACAAAAGGATTGAAAACTTGGCAAGACTCTAATTTACAGAAAATTAAAGATGACGCAGTCGCCGCTTCTAAAAATGAAACGCCTGAACAAAAGCAGATTCGTGAATTAAACGAAAAATTTAATAACGAGTCAAAGCTCCGTGCGAGAGAAGCAATCAAAAATAAAGTTTTACAATCTTTGACCTCAAAAGGACTACCGACTGATTTAGCGGATTTAGTTTCAAAAGTAGAAACAGAAGAAGAAATACCGGTTATAATTGAAACCCTTGAAAAAACATTGACTTCGCAGAAAGAGAATTTGACAGCTGAATTTCAAAAGTCTAACGGGAGAACAGTTGTATCACCGGGCAAAACAAAACTAACAAAAGAAATTTTAAAAACAATGACGCCCGAACAAGTGGCACAATTTCCGCAAGAAGAAATAAATGCCGTAATTGCTCAGGGCTAAAAAAGGAGAGTTAAAATGAGTTTAGACAATTTCATTCCGTCGGTGTGGTCAGGCAAAATCCTTGCCGCACTTCCAAAAGTTTCAGTATTTTCACAAGTTGCTAACAGAGATTATGAGGGCGAGATTAAAGATATGGGAGACACGGTAAAAATCAATTCCGTCGGAGACCCTACAATTAAGCCATTCTCAAAGAATACCGATATTGACGTCGCTGAAACACTATCTGACGCACAAAAGACATTATTGATTGACCAGGGCGACTACTTTAATTTTCAGGTTGACGATGTTGACAAAGTGCAGCAGAAACCTAAGGTTATTGACGAAGCAACAATAAGAGCAGCCGCCGGACTTGCTGACGCCGCCGACGCATACATTGCAGGATTATGTGTGGGAGCTAGCGCAGATAATGTTATCGGGACAGCACAAGCTCCGAAAACAGTATCAACTGCCGCAGATATTTATAATTATTTAGTTGATATGAGTGTGATACTCGACGAAAACAACGTGCCAAAAGCAGGCAGATGGGTAGTTCTTCCGCCTTGGGCGCACGGATTGCTCTTGAAAGATGACAGATTTGTCAAAGCTGGCACAGACACAAATAACAACATATTATTTGTTGGAATTGTTGGTTATGCCGCTGGTTTTTCAATTTATGTTTCAAATAACGTTCCAAAATCTACGGCAACATATAAAGTTCAGGCAGGTTATACAGGAACTCTATCATTTGCCGCACAGATAGTCCAGACCGAAGCATACAGACCCGAAAGAAGATTTGCAGACGCTATAAAAGGGTTACACGTTTACGGCGCTAAATTAGTCAGACCTAATACAATGTCAGTTTTGATTATAAACAGACCGTCTTAAATTTAAACATTCAGGGGGCAGTTAATTCTGCCCTCTGAAGTGAGGTAAAATATGGCTATCGTTACAAAAGCATTTATAAAATCTTATTTTAACATTACAGGGGCAGACCTTGACTCTCGGATTGATTTTTTTATTCCGATTGTTGAAAAGGATTATTTAAAAATAAGAAATAAAGACTTTGACGTTGACGGAGATAGTGCGATAGTCTACCCGGATAACGCAGATGAAGTTTCGGCAAAAATGGTTTTATTTAAAATTCAGTCGGCTAATTCTGTTAGTGTTTCGGGGACTTCTATTGACGGGAAAAAAGAGATTAAATCGGAAAGTTGGGGAGACCATTCTATAAGTTATGCCGATTCTCTTATGTTTAGTTCAGAATTAAAATTCGGTTATCCGAAAAATATTGTCGACGGGATTGTTAGATACGTTGGCTTCGTTGAGGCTTGAAATGGCAATACATATAAACAAAGATTTCTTTATTCATTCTTGCAATATTGAGAGAGCTACGAATACAAGAGATACTTCCGGTCAAGTTTTAAAGACTTGGGGTAATGTTTATACCGCATTGCCTTGCTATCTCAAATTAAACACAGCCAACGAAGTAATTATCTCGGATAAATATTCAAATATTGCAACTTATAGATTATATTTAGCGAAAGGATATACAGTATATAATTCCGATGTTGTTTCTTTTAGTAGTCTGAAATATGAAGTAATAAATGTAAATAATCAAATTGCAGAACATCTTGAAATTGATGTAATAAGAGTATCATAAGAGGATTTAAATGGCTTTAAACGTCAAAGTAAGTGTTGAATCAAATTTTAAATTTAATGAGTTTATAGGACGGACAAACTCGGCAATTAAAGACGGGCTAACACTTGCGGGCATACGAATAAAAGGACAAGCGGTATTATTAGCTGATTTTACGCAAGGATATCAAACAGGATTTTTGAAAAATAGTTTATCTTATTCTATCGACGGTAAAAGAGCAGGGGCGAATGAAAATCCCGGCGAAAAAGTATCTGCGAGAGAAATGGTAGCTGTTTCAAATACTGATAATACCGTCCATATCGGGACAAATGTTGAATATGCTGACTACGTCGAGAGAGGCACTTCCAGAATGTCGGCACAGCCATATTTGAGACCGGCTTATGATATGAGTAAATCGGACGTTGAGAAACTGGTAAAAATAGCGATAGCAAATCATTTGAAAGGACTTTGAAATGGATATAGCAAATAAAGTTTACGGGTATTTAAGCACTCAATCAAGTTTAACGGCAAAAGTATCTACAAGAATATATCCGAATGTAGCGACTGATATTTCAAATGATGATGATTATGTTGTTTTCAGTATTGTATCTGACGTTCCCGAATATACTCTCGACGGGAATACTCAACAATCCGAGAAGAGATTGCAGATTTCTGTTTGGAGTAAAAAATATTTAAATGCACACACAGTTAAAGCAATTATTGACGGACTTGTTGACAATTGGGCTACGATAGATAAAACAATCGTAAATACAAAAGTTATAAACTCCGTTGATAGATACGAAAAAGACACAATGCTACACGGTGTAATTAGTGATTACATTATTTTTTGTTAAATTAAAAAAGGAGTAAAAAAATGACAATTAAAGCAAGAATGGGCAGAGGCTCAAAATTCGGGATAAAAACTTCCGGCGACTCTTATACATACGTCGGAGATTTAACTACAATAGGACAGCCGTCTCCGGAGTCCGAAGAGATAGACGTATCAACACTTGACTCACCCGGAACAGCGAAAGAATTTATTATCGGCCCGGTAGATAACGGAGAATTTGAAATCTCTGGCAATTATGCTGCCGATGATGCCGGACAAGACGCAGTTTTTAACGCTTTTATAGCCAAAGATGATATTGATTTTATTATCGAAGTTGCAATGAAGGGCGATGAAACGACAGCGGCAAATATGACAGGTTCCGGCTACGTCAAGAATTGCACAAGAATGGGAAATGTTGAAGAGGGGAATTTAATACCTTTTACGGCAACAATAAGAGTATCGGGAGAAATATCTTTTACTCCGGCACTTATAGGAACAGTTGCCGACGTTGAATTTACGCCTGACGGCGGAGAATTTGAAACATCTCAATCTGTAAGTTTGGCTTGCGATACATCTGGAGCTGAAATATACTATACTACCGACGGAACTACGCCTACAACGGGGAGCACTAAATATACAGAGGCTATTGAATTGACAGAGACTACAACAATAAAAGCCTTTGCGGTAAAAGCCGGTATGAGCAATAGCGCAGTCGTAAGTAAAATATTTACAAAAACGAATTAAGGGGTTAAATTATGAGTTCAATAGTTAAAGAAAAAAAAATAAATTTAAACGGGAAAGAATATAATCTCCGTTTTGATTTTCTGGCTATTGCAGAATTTGAAAAAAATACTGGTAAGAACTTTTTTAAAATCGGGAAAGAGTTCTCGGCTACCGATACAGTATCTCTTTTGCAATCTATGATAATCTCGGGCGGTCATAAAATATCTTTTGAAGATACGGCAAGAGGTATGTCTCCGAGTAATATGTCAGAGATAAACGAAGTAATAGAAGAACTAATATCTGACGGTAAAATAAAAAAAGAAGATACGGGAAATAATGCGGTAGGAAGTGGTTCCCCTTTGGAAGAAAAGCCCCAGAGCTTATAGAGTACTGGGGCATTGCTCTTTACGATTTGCATTTGACTGAAAAACAGTTTTTTAGGCTGACTCCGAGATTATTTCAAATTTTGTGTGATAGAAAATATGAAAATGACAGACGTGAGTTAGCAAATTCTGCTCTTATAACGGCAACAATATTAAATGTAAACAGACCGAAGAATAAAAGTGCAGTAAAGATTGAAGATATTATCGGAAAAGATAGTAAAGAAACAAAAGATGAAGAAGTTCCTTTGATAGATTTTATTAAAAATTTTGCGACCAAAAAAAAGAGGAATTGAAAATGGCTGAAGAACTCGGCGGTATTCTAATTAAATTAAGCGTAAACTCGGGCGAATTTGCAAAAGAACTTGACGTTATAGAAAAGAAAATGCAAGGGTTTAAAAAACTCGGCGAAAAATTGCAAAAAACAGGACTTGCAATATCGGCAATGGGCGCTTCTGTTGTCGGTTCTTTTGGTTTAATGTTTAAATCTTTTGCAGATAACGCCGACGCTTTAAGTAAAATGTCTCAAAAGACAGGAATTGCCGTCGAGAGTTTACAAGAATTAAAATATGCCGCTGATTTAAGCGGGACGTCAATTGACTCTGTTTTGGTGGGTGTCAGGTATCTTTCAAAAGCCGTGACGGAAGCGAGAGACGGGAACCAGCAATATCTTGACAGTTTTAAAAATCTTAAAATCAATATATCTGAGTTGCAGGGACTTAACCCTGAAGAGCAGTTTTATAAAATTGCGGGAGCTATTGCAGATATTAAAGACCCGACGGAGCGAACAGCAAGAGCGATTGAATTTTTCGGTAGGTCAGGAACTGAACTTTTGCCGATGTTGAAAAACGGGTCTGACGGACTCAAGCAAATGGCGGAAGAATTCCGCAAATACGGTGTTGCAATTGACGAGGGAACGGCACAAGCGGCAGAAGAATTCAACGATACGCTTGACAGAATAAAAACATCTTTTAGCGGACTGTTCGGGATAATATCGGCTCAGATGTTGCCTATAATGCAGTCATTAGCTTATACAATATCTGACACGGTAGTTGATATTAAAAACTTTGTTTCTGAAAATAGACAGCTTGTTGCAACGGCTACAAAGATAGTTGTTGTAATAGGCACTTTAACTTTAGCTTTTGGCGGATTACTAACAGCCGTCGGAACGTTTCTTACTTTAATGCCTTTGATAGCTTCATCTATTGCTATTATCTTTAGTCCTATCTCGCTTGTAATTGGTGGTATAGTGGCTCTGGGAGCGGCAATAGCATTAGTTTATAAAAATTGGAGTTTTATTTTATTGCAAATGCAAAAAGCGTGGGCGGTTTTCGTTGACGTTGTGATTGCCGGTGTAATTTCAGTATTACAAGCCTTTGCGAGAATACCATTTTTAAGCAAAAGAGTAAATGAGTCAATTGCTAATCTTAACCAAATGAGATTAGAAAATGCAAAAAATATCGCCGAGAAACAGGCTAAATACGAAGAAGAGTATGCGAAGAAGTCTACTGATACTCAAAAGAAAGAGAATAAAACAAAGACTGATAGTTATGCGGCAATGCAAAATGATATTACAGACGAATTAAGAAAAGCGGAAGACGCTCGTATCGCCTATCAAAAATCAATGTTTGACTCTTATTCTAACGCTGAAAAGAAAGTAGTTCTTGAAAACGAAAAAGATATTATTTCCCAGAGATTAAAACTTGCCAAAATCGGCACTCAAGAATATTACACAATTTTACATCAACAATATGAAAATCAAAAAGCATTAAATGAACTTGGCAATTATGAAATGGTATCGGGCTATAATAACGCACTCAACGAATTAAAAAACAGAACAATAAATTATAAAGATGTTATTGTCGGCATTTACGATAATATGCAGTTAGGGATAGCCTCTTCATTTGAAACTTTATTCACAGATTTGTCAAATGGATTTGCAGACTTCGGAGCTTTTGCAACGTCGGTCGGAAACGCTATTAAAGGAGCTTTAATTAAAGCATTTGCAGAGATAGCGGCACAATGGATTATGCAACACGTGATTATGAAAGTGGCGACCTTAGCGTGGAAAGCGATTGAAATATCGGCGGCGGCGGCTGTCGGAGCGGCGAGAGCTGCGGCGGCTAGTGCTTGGTCATTATGGGGAGCTATTGCAATCGGAGCGTCGATAGGTGCAGGAATATTGGCAATGGCTGGGGCATTTGCAAATGGCGGTATTGTCGGCGGAACGTCAATGACCGGAGACAATCTTATTGCAAGGGTAAACTCGGGAGAGATGATATTAAATTCAAACCAACAATCTAAATTATGGAATATGATAAACTCGGGAGAAGTTGCAGGAAAAAACTCTGAAATAAAGATTGAACAGAACTTTGAAATTAACAGCAACGGAAACAATCTTGAAGATTTAACTCAAGCAATCCGTAAGGGAACGACGGAAGCTTTAGAGTTTGCCGGATTAACTTATAACGTCGGAGCGAAGCAGGGAAAGGTGGTAATATGACAAAAGCTATAAATCAAATGATTAAATTTTTATCAAACAATTACATAAACGAAAAATGCTTATTTGAATTATCTGAAGAGTCGGCACAGTCGGAAAGACTATATGACTTTATGCCTTATGATTTTAATAATCTTTTTTTATTGACGGGAGATACGGGGAATATAACCGTTTGGTTTAAAGATATTTATTCACAATATACAAGCCGTGAAATTGATACAATAATTATTCAGAACGCAAATATAAAAGATATGACAGTTAGATATCTTAATTCCGAAAACGTTGAAACTACGATTTACGAATTGGAAGATAACGAAAGCTCGGAGATACGGATTTCGCTACCCACAAAAATACAAACAAGTAAAATAATATTTGAGATAACAGATATTATTGACGGAGATAATATCTCTATCGGTCAATTAAGAGTTTGTAAACATATCATAGACCTTAAAGCAACAACACAAACAAAAGTACAAAATTCAGGGCAAGACGGGGCTATAAGAACATATAACGGAAGGCTTATCAAGTGGACATATTATAATAAGTGGTCGGCAAGTGTCCAGATTACAAATATGTCAAAGACACAATATGACTTATTAAAGTTATTTGTTATTGCCGACGGGTTTATTACTATTATTCCGTTCCCAGATTTTGAAATTAAAGACGTGTATGAGTGTGGTGTAAGTTTAAAAGATTTTAATTATGATATTAACCGTTGGAGTGGTTTATATCAATTAACTTTAAATTTAGAGGCTCAAGAAAATGCGTGTTATTGATGAACAATTACAATCGCTTTTAAAGAATAAAAACTTGTCGGATTTACGGCATAAAGTTTTATTGTATAGACGTAAGTGGGATAGCGATTTATCACAGTTTGCGATTGAAGAAACGCCGATTGAAATAACAAAAGAACTTGAAGCAAATAATACAAACGGGAAAATTAAATTTTCGTTAGATACCGACTCGGCGAATGTTTGGAAAGTTGCTAATTTAATTTTAATTTTAAGCAACGATAAAAATCAATTTTGGCAGGGCAAATACGACGGGTATTTTTCAGACCCGTATTTAATTTACGGGAGTAAAATTGAATATTATATCGGAAGTCCGACGGTTGACAAGTTTGTCAAATGTTTTACAGGCTATCTTACGGAAAGCCCGAATTATAGACCGGATGACAATTTAGTTGAAATAAGAGTTTTAAGCCGTTTAGACTGGCTTAAGAATATATCTGCTGAACAAGTATCTACAACAATAACAAACGAAGAAGCAACTATTATAGATTCGGAAAATTGCACTACAACAAATTCTGCCGTCGGTAGAATTACGAAAGTTTTAAAAGGTTTAACTATTGAAACGGCTACCGAACTTGAAGAGAAAACAGACTATTCAATATCTCAATTAAACGAGTATAGTTTAAGTGCTAAACTTAATTTAACGTCGGAACTTTTAGTAAACGAAAAAATATTTGTATCTTATATTTACTGGCGAAAGGGAATAAAAATTGATGAATTAGTTGAAGAATTGCTTGAAGTATCTGGCATAGACTCCGAACATAGAATTATTGACAATGTTATTTTTCAAAATGCTTTAAGGGTCGCAAATGAGACGGTGTTAAATAATGCGTGGGCTTGGATTTATGAAGTTACGGCAGATACATTAACGCATAAAATATCAGGTGGCGGCGGCGGACAAAACACTTATGACCAATATTCATATCATCCAGCAAATCACTCGTTTCCGTCGACAAAAAATATAAGTTGTAAATGTTTGAATGGTAGTTTTAAATTTAAAGTTGAAAATATGCAAGATGTATGTGGTATATCTGCCGCGGGCGGTTATTTTTCTTTAATGTCTGGTAGCTCTTTTGTTTTGGGTTTTATGTTCGGTGGAGCGGGTGGGTCTGCGGTGCAAGATGATGTATATCTTAATTTCCCGAGCGGTGCTATAAAAATTGCCGACGGAGTTGTTGGTTACACTTTTGAAATAGAATATTTGCCTGACGGAACAGTTAAGGCATATCGTAACGGAGCTTTATTACACACTACAACAACAACGCCGGGCTTGAATATAACAGAGGCGAGAATATTTTCAATGTATAATACAAATCGCTTTACTGTTTCAAATATTTCTGCGAGACCAACTTATGAAACCGAATATAAAAATTATCCATATTGCAGAGTAATTAGTCAAAATGATGAAGTATCTTTTGCAGGGTTTGACAGATTTAACGCAACGGTGTCCGTTGAAAACGTGCCGAACCCGAGTATTATGGTTAGATACGGAACTGACTCTGACAATTGGACAGAGTTTGTAAATTATACTCTCAATACGGCTATGTCGTTGAATTATAACAGCGCCGAATTTATAATTAAAAATACCGCAAGTTTTGGCAATAAATATAATTTGTCCGACGTAAAACTCTGGGCTTTCATAACTCAAGATATACCGCTTGGAGTTTGTGACCTCACTAATATGTCGGTATTCTCGGCTTTACAGGCTCTTGCTGAAATGAGTATGTATGAGATAGGATTTGACGCCGATGATAAGTTCTTTTTTCGTAAAAGAAAAAAAACAGCGTCGGTAAAAACATTAGAAGATAATGTTATACTTGGAATGTCAAAAGTATATTATGATATTGACCGACTGGCTACAAGGGTAGTTGTAAATTATGGCGGATTTAATAAAGTTGTTGACTCGGAAACACAAGGAGAAGTTCCGCCGACAAATAAGGACAAATATGGCAATAGAGAAAAACTTATTGACGGCTCGCAATTACTACCGGCAAATAACGTTGACCTTGCCTATGCAATAGCTCCGACGGTATATGCCGAATTATCTAAAATCCGACTGACGTTATCGGTTGATATATTGATTGACCTTGAACTTGAACTCGGAGATTATGTAATTTTAAAACATAACAATAATTTATTATGCAAAAATACTTTCACAGATTTTACAAAGTGGCGTGAAAATAGTATATTTACAGCGAAGTGTAAGATTGTCGGTATCTATACGGATTTTAACCGAAAAACTACAACGCTTGATTTAATAGATTATACGGAAATTTCGGATTACCCAGTTGCAGAAGGGAATGAGTTTATGTATGAGTTGGCGACGGAGTTTGATATAAAGAAGTAAGGGAGAGAAAATGAACGTATCGGAAAAACAAAATAAAAACATACTTCCCGTCAGTCCTTTTGTTTTAAGAGCTGAAGAAATAAATCAGTTGGTCGCTGAATTACAGTATATTATAACGTTAGCTGAATTAGTGCCTGACTCGGAAGATACAACGCAGGTCTGGGAAGCATTACAAATATTATTTGCAACATTTTCAAGCACGCAAATAATTGATGATAACGGAGAAAACGAAAAAACTCAGGCAGAAAGAAATAGAGAATATGAAGCAGCTTTGGCGGGTGGGGTTACAGGAGCATATCCTGCGGGTTATTTGCACGGAGGGCTATTAACCTATAACACCGATGTAATAGTAGATATTGCGGCTAGTAAATCCCGTTCCTCGGATAATACCAAAAATATTGAAGTGGCAGGGGCTTCATTAGATATAACAACTAACGCAAACTGGGCGAGCGGGACGGCGCCGAGTTTAGTAAGTACAACAATTTATGTTTGGGCTACCTATCACGCAACAACCCCTAAATATTTATTTGACAATGTAACCGGTTCAAATATCACAGTTAAAAAAAGATTAGTGGCTAAATTAAAAACAAATGCTAGTTCGGAAGTTATTAAACAAACTTTAGTTGATTTTTCAGATGACCCTAACAGCATAAATAATAGGGCAAGACCCGACTTTTTTGCAGGGGTTGCGATGGCTCCCACAGGGTTTACAGCTTCTGAAAATGGGTATATTTATGCTGAGGCAAGCTCTAATCCGGGATATTTTAGAATTTATATTAATGATATACCTTTTATGATTATTGCTTCGGGAGGGGGGCAAACTTTTGCTAGTAATTTGGTTGAAATATCAAAAGATGATGTTTGTCGGTTTGAGCCAGGGGCAGGCGGTACTATAATTTTATTTATATTTTATCCTTGCAAAGGAAATATTTAAAAACAGGGGGAGTTTATGTATTTAGGACAAGTTAAGATAACAGCAGAGTGGGCGAAGTTAGAGGATTTAATAAAAGAGCAAATTTACGGACAAAGTGAGTTCGTTTTTGATGCGACAAAAAGATATTTATTGCAATGTAAAAGTCCGCATAATTTTTTAATTGACGAATTTGTAAGATTGCCGTCGGAGAGTGCAATATCGGCAGGAATTGGAGAGTCCGCCGGTATAACTGACGCCGACGTTGACAAAGAAGATTTTGAAACAAAAATAACAACTTCGGGAGAGTATACTTTTGATTTTACAGATAGCACAATATCGGCTGACGTCGGAGAGTCAACGGGTATAACTGAAGCGTCGGTTGTTAAAGAAACTTTTGAGGGCGAGATTAACGAAACGGGCAAATATGAATTTGAATTTTCTGAAAGCGCCATTGTTGCAGATATAGGAGAGTCTGCCGGCATAACTTCGGCAAGTGCAGTTAAAGAAACTTTTGAGGAAGAGATAACTACAACGGGAACTTATGAGTTTATATTTTCGGAAAGTTCGGCAAGTGCTTCTATCGGCGAGTCTGTTGGCATTACGGAAGCCACTATTGACAAAGCAACTTTTGAGACTTTAATAACTACAACGGGAAATTATGCTTTCGTATTTGACAGCTCCGACTGGAAACTCGGAGAAAATACTATTACTCTTGCAGATTATGGAATAGTTGCAACAGGAACGCCACAATCGGGAGATACAATAACTATTGCTTACGTTGCTGAAAAATGGGCTTTAAATGATGTTGCAGTTGACCTTACAGATTACGGCATAACATTTGAGGGAGAAGAAGCTGACGGAGATACAATAACTATTGACTACGTTCAGTCAGATTGGAGATTAGACTCTGAAATAGTATCTCTTGTTGTCTATGGAATAACTTATGTCGGAACAGTTGCCGACGGAGATATTATAACTATTGATTATACCGCTAAAATCTGGGAACTCGGAGAAGTAATTATTGATTTAACCGACTACGGTATAACATTTACAGGGACAGCCGTTGACGGAGATACAATTATAATATCATATATTCAAGCTGAACTCGGAGAAATTGGAAATGAAATATCAGAGAGAGAACATATTGAATATAAGGTTGATACAGACAATAATACAATAATCTGTGTCCGTGCGAAGAATAATCCGTCTATGATTAACATTGACGTATTGGAGGAAAAAAATGCTTAAGAAACAAAAAACTTTATATCTCGGTTTGGCGAGAGAATGTTCCGGTGGTGGTAGCGCCAGTCAGGTAGCCTTACTTTCAGTAACAACAGCTCCGAGTGGCAGTTTCGCAGTCGGGAGTAAATACTATAATTCAAGCACAAAGAAAATCGTAACAGCAGTAACAGCGGATACTTGGACAGGTGCGACATCTGCCGACCCAGTATTCAACGTCATTTATACTTTCAATAGTGGTTATTATGCTTGGGACGGAAATAGTCTTGAATTAACAGATTTAAATTTATATGAAAAAGTAGCAAATAAGACAGACTCTTATACCGAAACATCTCCAACAAAATATCCTAGTTCAAAGGCACTTTCAGACGGATTAGGTTCAGTTGTTGTACCTGACGCTTCCAACACAGTAAAAGGAATTATCAGGATAGCAACCGACGGAGAAGCAAGCGCAGGGACTTTGGAAAATGTCGGAGTAAATCCGAAACAACTTGCAACAAAACAAGACATACTCTTTTTAGTTCCTAAGACAATTACGCCAGTTTCAGGTACAGCTACAGTAGTTTTAGAAAACAGCAAAGTTGTATATGAAGTAACACCAGTAAAAGCAACGACTTTAATTTTTGATGTTTCAGGACTTACAATCCCGTCAGGTAACTACATCGCTTTCAATTTAACTTTAAATATGTCAGCAGGAGTTCAGACAATAACTTTCCCTGCTTCAGTACAATGGGGAAATGTTAGTCCGACTTTAACATCAGCAGTAAAATATATGTTTAGTTTTTTTAGCCCAGATGGTGGAACGACTTGGATAGGTAATCAGTCGGCAAGTTGGATTGTGGGGGCGTAAATGAATAACATAATAGGCTCAAATGACATAGTATATAACAAATGGTACAAGCCAGCAGACTGGACGGATATAGAGGCTAGTGCAGTTGATAATTCAATCAATTTATTAGTTGGCACAACAAGTGAATTTGAGACAGCAGGCGATTACGACAATTTAGGCTTTAAAGTTACTTGTGTTGGTGGCTATGATGTTTATATTGACGGAGAATTGTTTGGTCAATATTTAAGCACAGCATTATGCACGATAACTTGGAGTACCTATTCAGCAACGGAAGGCAGTACAACTACTTATCCAACTAATTTAATTACTCACGAAGTTAGTATCAGACCGACAGTTCCCGATACAGCGATGACAAAGTTTAATTGCGAAAGGATTACAGCAGTTAATCCCGAATTGCAGGGTATTTTGTGGGCTCATTTTAATATTACAAATGCAATAAATTTAGCGAATGGATTTGGCATTAATACAGATGTTTTCAGAAACCAAGTTTTAGAAAGCGTAACAGCCAAAAATAATATTTTAAACGTCAATGGATTAACTTATTGTTTTAAATATACAGCATTAAAATATTTGCCAGTATTAGATGGTGGAAACTCAACAATGTCAGGAGATAGTATATTTGCAAGATGCTATATTTTAAAATCAGTAAATATAAAAAATACTACATTTTCAACTTTGGCAGGTGCATTTTATTATAATTATTTATTAGAAAAAATAAATTTTACCAATATTACAGTTACTGCAATAGGGGCTAATATATTCCCAGAAAATAGAGCATTAAAAAAAATCACTAATATAAGTTTTACAGGTAGAACGGATTTAACAGGATTTATAACAAATGACGTTGCACTATTACCAACTGTTTTGGATGTTAGAGGTTCAACTGCATTAACTAGAATAGGTTGTTACGGAACAGCGACTTATTTTATGGCAGGATTTAAAGGGCTAAGAGTCAGTAGTTCAGCACCTTTTACAGGTGCAGCACCACAAATAAACGTAAGTTATACAGGAATGGATAGAACAGCATTAGTACAGTTGTTTACGGATTTAGCGACAGTTGTAGGCAAGACTATAAGCGTTGTAGGTTGTACAGGTACTGCGAGTTTAACAGCAGAAGATTTAGCGATTGCAACGGACAAAGGCTGGACAGTAATAGTAGCATAGGAGAGTTTATGTTTTATCAATTAAGTAAAAACGAAAATGGTGAATATAAAAAAGATAATGAGATTGTAGATTTACTTAAATGCAATCGGGCAATTTCAAAAGAGGGTGTAAATATAGGTTGGACTGAATTTAAAACTGACGAAGAAGCTATTGAATTTTTCGGGCTATGCAAAATAATAAAAGGGGATTAACATCAATGAAAAACTTTGTAAAAATTTGGTCGGCAATAAAAGGACTTTCAATAGCAGAAATGGTAGTAATAGGTACAATTTTTTTAACAAGTATTGGTTGGGTTTACAAAGTAAATGCACAAATTGGAAAAGGTTGTGAAAGAGACAAAAAGTTTATAACAGTTGAAA